GTTAATGTATTCAAAAAACCAGAGATGCTCAGAGAAGAGGCAAAAACCCTTTTCTTTTCTTGGTTATATAACCCAGACTCAAAAGAGCTTGATGATAGCTTCTATGACCGTGAAAAAGTCCTTGACAAATATTATGATGGGGAGTATATTACTACTGTATTTGGCCGCCATATCAAGGTCAATAATTGGAAGGCATTAAATTACTTGGTTCAAAGTACTACCGCGGACCTTGTGATTGAGAGAGCCATCGCGATTGATAAAATGTTGGAAGACAAAAAGTCATTCATCTCACATATCGTACATGATGAGATAGTTGTTGATTTCGCCGACGAAGATAGAGAAATGATCACAGAAATGAAAGATATGTTTGCTAAGAATCGCCTAGGCAAGTTTGAAGTAAACCTGAAGGCCGGAAAGAATTACTATGATTTGGACAATTTAGTATTATGATTTCGATAGTTGGCATAGGAACAGGTGCATCCGCCATCGCTAGCAAGTTTAGAGATGTTACACAGTATGATGTATATGAGTTAAGTGATAAGTTTGCGAGAAGCAGCAAACGAAAGCACAAGCTCAAGAAGTTTAAAACCCCAGAAGAGTACGAAAAGAACGTCCCGAACCTCAAAGAATTCTTTAAGGATTTAAGAGAGACCGTCCAAGTATTTATCGTTGGTACATCTTATAGTTCAAACTATTCCCTTGGCATTCTTGAACAAATGAAGGACAAGAAGCTAGAAGTGTTTTATATTAAACCAGATGTTGACCTTGTGAATGGCGAACGCCGTCTTGTAGAGAACGTGGTTTTCGGTGTGCTGCAGGAATATGCCCGCTCCGGCCTTTTTGAGTCAATAACTGTTTTTTCGAACCTTGAGATTGAAAGGACACTTGGCGATGTGCCAATCAAAACTTACTACGATACTCTTAATTCCGCAATCTTCTCTGCGGTCCACTATCTCAATTACTTCACTCATGCAGAACCAGAGATCGGCCAAGTCGCGAAACCAGCTGAAATTAATCGTATCCGCACCATGGCCATACTAAATCCAAAAAATCTTCAAGAAAATTGGTTATTTCAGCTTGACACTGAGCGCGAACTGTGTTATTATATATGTGTGAATGAAGAAAGGTTAGCAACGGAGGGTGCCTTGCATAAGAAACTGGTTGATATTCTTAAGAAGAAACCGTCAAATGCATTTCGCAAGATTTCATATGCAATTTATGAGACCCCTCACAAAGATTTTGGGTACGTCGTGGCCCATACAAACACGATACAACAACAAAAGACTCTTGACAAAGTAGATTGAGAGTGTTACATTAGATGTTGAGGAACCGCTCAACATACTTTACCATAAACAATAAAGGAGACAATAAATGTCAATTAACATGGAACTAATGAGAAAGAAGCTTGCCACACTACGTGGTGAGGGAACAAGGGAACAATCAGCATGGTTTAAGCCCGATGAAGGAGACCAAGATATCCGCATCGTGCCGGCACCTAATGGTGATCCCCTTAAGGAGATGTACTTCCACTATAACGTGGGAAATCATCGTGGTGGCATCGTATGCCCCAAGCGTAACTTTGGCGATGAATGCCCGATTTGCGAGTTTGCTTCAGCACTATGGCATGAGGGAACGAAAACCAACGATGAAGAGAGCAAGAAGCTTGCTAAGTCGCTCTTTGTCCGAAACAGGTTCTTCTCACCAGTAGTGGTGCGAGGACGAGAAGATGAGGGAGTCAAGATTTATGGTTACGGTAAGCGTGCCTATGAAAACCTTCTGGGATACATCCTAGATCCCGATTATGGTGATATCACCGATACTCTTGAGGGCACTGACATCGCTCTCACATACACTAAGCCTACACAGCCTGGTGCATACCCCCAAACGAACCTAAAGATGCGTCGAAATACTTCCCCGCTCTTGGAAGACCGGGATGCTATCCCCGCCCTCCTTGATAGTATGCCAGACATTGACTCTCTATTCGAGCGTCAAACTCCAGAGCAAATCAATGCAATCTTAGATGAGCAATTAGCCGGCGATGGAAGCGCCGAGTCCCGTTCGACGGAAACAACACGTTATAGCAGTGGCAATAAAAATGATGTGGACCGAGCGTTTGACGAACTAATGGCAAACAAATAACAATATAAGTAGGTTCGTTTGATGCCGATGGCACCCCGGCAGTAAATAAATCGGGTGCCGCACTATTCTATACAACAAAGGAGACGTTATGGAAATGTTAAAATCGCTATGGGCTAAGTGGAGAGTCCATGTTAGTGTAATCGGTGGGGTACTTGTTGTCGCCACCGCGTATGGGACGTGTTCAGTTGACCCTGCCACAGTCTCGACAAACACAACGACAACAGGAGTAGTTCCTGTTGAAACGGTGGCATCACCGGATACTGTGCCAGAAGAAGGCACGGTTGATGTAGCAGCCACCACAGAAACCGTGACAACTACCGAGTAATAAATGGCCGCTGGCAGGCCGGCGGAAAGCCTGCCGCATTTTAAACACACCAAGGAGAGACAAAATGAGTAATTCGACACCGGAAACACTGGAAAATTTGATTACGATGCTTGAGGCAACGAGAGCGGACTATGCTAAGTTTTATAGTGACGGGAACAGTGCCGCAGGCACACGAATCCGTAAGGTTATGCAAGAGGTAAAGACTTCAGCACAAGCATTACGGTTACATGTCCAAGAAACCAAGAACACTTAGCTTGTTGGACAATCCCGCTAGCACACCGGTTAAAGTGTGCTGCTTTTTAACGTTTTCACAAGAGGAGAAATAATGAAGTTTATCTTACCTATCTTTGTTGTAATGGCACTTAGCGCTTGCGACGACAAAGAAGACGACACTGCAGCCGACACGGCCGCACCTGCAGAAGATACTGCAGCAGAGTAAACAAACAGCCGCTGGCAGACCGGTTAAAAGTCTGCCGCTTTTGCATATATTTAAAAAAAAGGAGAAGAAATGTCCCAGAAGACAGAAACAAAAAGCCACCGGATCATTTTTAGATTAGACGACAAGCTTATGGAGTCTATTCGGAACAGGAGCGAAAATAGCAATCAGCGGATATCCACTATTGTACGAACCGCCCTTGAGAATGAACTATATGGCGCTACTACGCCATCCACCTGATAAAAATCCCCGACCCCGCCGATGGTATCCCGGTTAAACAAATAGGATACCACACTTTTTAAGGAGAGGAAATGGCTAAAAAAGCTAAAGAAACAAAAGCCGGCCGAGTATCAATGCAAGACCTAATGAATCTTGTCAACAAGAAAGCCGGCCGCCATGTTGCACACGACCTAACTGGTGAGAATCCAACCGAGGTCAAAGAATGGATCTCCACAGGATCACGATGGCTTGATAGTATCGTCTGTAAAGGACAGGTAGCAGGTATTCCCGTTGGTAAGGTGTCTGAACTAGCCGGCTTAACCTCTACAGGCAAGTCATATATGGCAGCACAGATCGCTGCAAACGCCCAGAAACAGGGGAAGATTGTCGTTTACTTTGATTCAGAGTCAGCCATCGACCCTGACTTCTTAGAGCGCGCAGGATGCGACCTATGCCGCCTAATGTATATCCAGGCAACCTCTGTGGAATTCGTGCTTGAGACAATCGAAGAATTACTTGGAGCATCGGAAGATCAGCTCTTGTTTATCTGGGATTCGTTAGCATTCACACCGTCAGTATCCGACGTTGAAGGAGACTTCAACCCGCAATCTTCGATGGCAGTGAAAGCGCGTATCTTAGCAAAGGGTATGTCCAAACTGGTCATTCCCATTGCAGACAAACAAGCAACACTGCTCGTTCTCAATCAGTTGAAGACGAATATCCCAAGCGGCCCGAATGCACGTATCATCGCGATGACAACCCCCTATATGACTCCTGGTGGGAAAGCCCTCCACTATTCGTATTCGCTCCGGATCTGGTTAACTGGCCGCAAGGCAAAGACAGCGTTTGTTGAAGACGAGAAAGGCTTCCGGATTGGCTCAGAGGTTAAAGCAAAGATCGAGAAGTCGCGCTTTGGCACCCAAGGCCGAAACTGTGCCTTCCGCATTTTATGGGGTACAGAGGACGTGGGTATCAATGACGAAGAATCGTGGTTTGACGCGGTTAAGAGTTCAGAGTACTTGAAGAGTGCTGGAGCATGGTATACTCTCACAATGCCTGATGGATATACAAAGAAGTTCCAGCCATCAAAATGGGCCGAGGTTATCAAGACCGATGAAGAATTCCGAAATAAGATTGTCCAGTTAATGGACGAAGAGGTGGTTCAGAAGTTTGATAAGCGAGTAGGCAAAGCAGAAGACTTTTACACAGAACCTGGGTAAAACACTTGACAGGAGCCCTCTAGCACGCTATACTATAGAGTATAGAGTCATAGGAGGGCCTTATGTCATCTACTGCAAAAGAGTATGAGTCGTTATACTCCGCCACCAAAACCCACAAGTATTCCGGAAAGATTCGTCGTTATATGGATCTAGCCAGGAGGACTGCGCAACAGTCAACATTCCCTGACTATCGGCATGGAGCAGTGCTAGTAAAGGGATCTGTTCGCAACGTATCCACGAACAAGAATAACTATTGTTCCTTTGGTTCTCGTTTCCAGAAAAACCATGAAGGACGTACTACCCTTCACGCAGAACTAGGAGCTATTCTAGGCGTCGACAGAAGTATTACAGAAGGTGCAACGGTTTATGTTGCGAGAATAGGAAAAAAAAACAACTACAAGATCAGTAAGCCATGTTCAATGTGTCATCAGGCACTAAAGTTTGTTGGAGTAAAAAGAGTAGTGTACACGATCAATAATAAGATCGCAGGGAGTTATAAACTATGAATATATTTGTATTACATACAGATCCGGAGAAAGCAGCCACAATGATGTGTGATAAGCACGTCATAAAAATGGCATTAGAAACGGCACAGATGCTGTGCACCATCGCTCATGGTATGGGTTACGATGGCGCCCCATATCGTTCAACACACAAGAATCACCCTTGCACCGTTTGGGCCGCCAAGACATCCTCAAACTGGAGTTGGTTGCTACGTCACGGATTTGCTTTATGTGACGAGTATACAAAGAGATATGGTAAGAATCATAAATCTAGAAAAGTCATAGAGTGGTGTAGTCAACTCCCGACCACCCCCAAAAGCGGTCCACTAACACCCTTTGCTCAAACCATGCCCGATCAGTATAGAAATGAGTGTGTTGTGACCGCTTATCGCGATTATTATGTGGGAGACAAATCCTCTTTCGCAACATGGAAAACACAAACACCAAACTGGTGGAGAGCATAATGAAAAGAGTATTGCTGATAGACAGCCTGAATATGTTTATTAGAGCGTATATCATGGATCCCAGCCTAACAATGGGGGGCAACCCGTGTGGCGGAATCAAGGGCACACTAAAAATCCTTCAAAAGTTAGTGAGAGAAACACGCCCTGATGAGATTGTATTCATCTGGGATGGACCCAACGGTTCCCAGAAGCGCAAGGCCATCAATAAAAACTACAAAGCCGGCCGTAAGCCAATCCGTCTCAACCGAAGTGTTAAAAACCTCACGGAAGATGAGGAGATGAAGAACAAGGTATGGCAGCAAATTCGCCTGATGGAGTATTTGAATGAAATGCCCATCATTCAGATAATACTTCCAGAGGTAGAGGCCGACGATGTAATCGCACATTTGACCCACCTACCATGCTACAAGGGCTGGCAGAAAGTGATCATATCAAACGATCAAGACTTTTATCAGTTGTGTGATGACGAGACTGTTGTATTTCGTCCTGTTAAAAAGGCAGTTTATAACAAGAAAAAAATCATTGAGGAACTTGGCGTTCATCCCCGAAATATGGCACTTGCAAGAGCACTGATCGGTGACTCTTCGGATAACTTGCCTGGCATCCGCGGCGTCGGCTTCAAGACAATTGAAAAACGGCTGAGCTTCTTAGGCTCTGACAAAGATTATACGATCGATGATGTAATAGAATATTGCGAAAACACAGGTTCAAAGTTAAAATTTCATAAGAATATTATCGAAGGCCAAGAAACAATTGAACACAATTACAAAATGATGCAACTCTATTCTCCAATGCTGTCGGTTCAGTCAAAAGACTTCGTTCAGAATGCAGTTGAGAATTTCGAGTGTGTTTTCAATAAGATAGAGATAATGAAAAATATGAGGGATGACGGTTTTGGGGAATTAAATTGGAAAGATCTTGAGCTTCACTTAAATAAAATCAACTCCGAGGCCTAAAATGCTTGACTTTACGGCTGGAACCGTTATACTTATAGAAACAAGATACGAGGTGATACTTGTCTGAAAAAGCAAGTTTTAGTCGCTACGGAAAATCGTTTCAAGAAGGGCTCGTTCAACTCATTTATGAGGATCGTCCCTTTGCGGATCAAATTACCGAAGTGCTAGATACAAATTTTCTGGAACTCGAATACCTCCGGGTATTTGTCGATAAGATTATAAGCTATCGCAGCAGGTACAGTAAACACCCATCCGCGGAGGCAGTCATCACGATCCTCCGTACGGATCTTGATAATGAAGATGAGGTAGCACGCACACAAGTGAGAGAATACTTCGCGAGAATAATTAAGAAAGAGCTTACTGACCAAGAGTATATCAAAGAACAATCTCTTGACTTTTGCAGGAAGCAAAACCTTAAAGAAGCAATGTTGAAATCCGTCGGATTGCTGCAGACGTGTTCGTTCGATGAGATCTCAAATGTCATCAATAACTCATTAAGACTTGGTTCAGACAACAACTTTGGTTATGATTATCTTGCTGATTTTGAAGAGCGTTTTGTTCCAAAGTTCCGGCGCCCCGTCACAACCGGCTGGAAGGAGATGGATAGCGTTTGTGGTGGTGGACTAGGCAAGAGCGAATTGGGAGTGGTGATAGCCCCAACAGGTGCCGGCAAAAGCATGGTGTTGGTCCACCTAGGATCAGAGGGGTTGAAAGAAGATAAGGTGGTGGTTCATTACACGATGGAACTCCAAGCGACGGTTATTGCTGGTCGCTATGACAGTTGTTTGACAGGATACCCTCTTGATGAATTACCCAACTTTAAGAATGAAATCTATGAGATGGTTAAAAACATTGGTGGTAAATTGATCATCAAAGAATACCCAACAAAGTCGGCATCAACCGCAACTATCAAAACTCATTTAACAAAACTGTTAAAGAGAGGCATAAAACCTGATATGATAATCGTGGATTATGCTGATCTGTTAAGGCCTGTGGTAGT